CTTCCTTGCTCGTCGTAATACGGAAAGCCACTTCGTATTCGATCACGCTGTTTTTCCTCAAAAGGGGCGAACTTAGCTTTTATGTGACCAATGTCATATTGCCCAGTAAGAATGGCATAATCTATTCCCATCTTCTTGCAGCGGTTGAGTATGTCGCGTCGTTGGTGGTCATCAAGATCACTCATGAGGTCACTAAGATGTGCGTGCTTAACAAATCTCATCCACTCCCTCTCGAGATAATCAAGGAAGTGGAATGCCTCAGCATTGGTACCACAAGTATCATACTTTAAGGCCCTTATCTTAACGATCCAATATGCCGGGGAATCCTGTAGATTGACTGTCCTCGTGGCACGCATATAATAATCAGATGTGACTCTCCAGGGAAAGATCATGTTCTTGAAAACCCCATTTCCCACATTTTGCTTCATCTCAATAAACCTGCGCTGGAGAAACTTTGGGCCCTTGCGCACAATGCGCTCCTTGGGAAAGCCCTGAGGGGTGAATGTCCTGCTCACAATAGTCAGGAAGGGTCTCTTACCCTCAGCATAGACATGAGTGTCGGAGGGCTTGAACTTGACACCAACATTCTCATAAAACCAATTTGACATCTCAGTGGGGTAGGCATCATTGTTCTTCAATGGGGCTTTAAAAGTACGTGTCTCAGCATCAAACTTCCCCATAAAAGCATCCCAAAAGGCATTATGAATGGACAGCAGTTTGTCATCTCCATAGTTCTCATCAGGTTTCGGTGTGAACTTAAACAGCTTGGCGACAGCCTGACAATCAGGATCTGCCTTACTAAGATTTTCGTGGACAAAATAGCCATACATCATAGTGGCAAGTCTCATGTACACAGAGTCGCCCCACGATGTGCCGAAAAGTCCGGAGAACATGAGACCAATAACCCAGCGAGCCTCCATCCCGGCCCACTTAACGATCTTAACCCCATTTGTCTCGGCACAAAAAGTGGCCATTTGCCGAAACATAAAATACAAGGGGTATCGCGGATCGTCCTCTCCAATAGCTCGGGAGCAATACAATGGTATGAGGAAAATGAACTCGAGTATAGGGGCAAGCATTGTGGTATCCAGTTTCTCTGCGTCAATTTCAAGATGGAACCAATCATCAGAGAAACCAAAGTGCTTGCGATACAACTGCTCAGCATCCCCTTTGGCCCACTTGGTTTTAATTGAAATGCCACATTTCTGATAAGATCTGTCCATGTGGTGTTTTTGACACATTCGGTCCATCAAAAACTTAAGAAGTGGCATAATAAAGAAAATGCGGGCCTTGTTGCGGTTCATGGACGGGGGCTTCATTTCCGCTTTTGCGGCTATCATAGCACACATAGTGGGGAACCAATTGGGGTCGTAGTGCTTGTTCTGAACCTGAACATGGATTAACCTCTCAGCAATCTTCATGAGCCAGAGCTTACTAGGGAAAGCAGCCCCCTCTTGATTGCTGCGAAAACCATACTCCACTATCTCATCGGCCAACCGCACAATCTCTCGCTTGCAAAAATTTATACCAGCAGACTGCTTGTTGTTGACCTTGAGATCATAAATGTACTGATTGATGTCACTCACATCACACCAGTTGGGCATCTCATG